TTGGTTTTAAGTTCCGGGGGGTATTTCTGTACCCTCCTTTTTTTTATTTATCTTTGTAAAAAGTGTACAGATGATTAACTCAGTTAGAAATACCGTCTTATCTGTTCTGAACAAAAATAACTACGGATACATATCCCCATCTGATTTTAATTTGTATGCAAAACAAGCACAGATGGAAGTATTTGAAGAATACTTTTCTCAATACAATAAGATTATAAATATGGAAAATGCTCGTATGTCGGGCACTGATTACGCAGATTTAAAAAAAGTTATTGCAGAAGCTATTGAGTTATTTTCAAAAACATCTTCTTTGTCTCAGGTAACTCCTGCTACAAATCAATTCTATTTACCCTCACTTACAACAACAGGAGACCTTTATTATATGGTCAATAAAGTACTCTGCTATGATGCGTCAGGCATGACAAGGGTATTTTTAGGGGAAGCTGAAAAGGTAAACCATAGTAAAATAACTATGTTAATAAATTCATTACTTACAGCTCCAACCGAAACATACGCTGCATATACTCAAGAGGGTGGTATATTAACAGTGTATCCTGATACAATTAATCTGCCTAATGAAGTTGATGCTCAATATTTTAGATACCCTAAGGACCCTAAATGGACATACATAACGCTTGTTAATGGAGAGCCTTCTTTTGACCAATCACAACTTGACTATCAAGACTTTGAGCTTCCAACGGAAGATGAATATAAGTTAGTAATAAAAATATTGCAATACTGTGGAGTGTCTATAAGAGAAGCAGAAGTAGTTCAATTTGGACTGTCTCAAGAGCAACAGCAGCAACAACCAAATTTTAAATAGTAATAAGCAATGGCATATATTTCTCAGTACGAATACTACACAAATAATGAAACCACTCCTGAAAATAAAAATTGGGGGTCTTATCAGTATGTTAGTCTATACGACATAGTAAACAATTTCTTGTTAATGTATTCGGGCAACCACTCATTGGTCAACAATGAGGAGCGTTATAGAGTACTATTCCACGCAAAGCGTGCAGTACAAGAGTTGAATTACGATGCGTTTAAAGAAATAAAAGTGTTAGAGCTTACCGTTGATGATGGTCTTAGGTACGTATTGCCTTCTGACTTTGTCAATTGGGTAAGAGTAAACTTGTATCAGAACGGAGTACTTAGACCATTGACAGAAAACATACAGATACTTTCTGCAAACGCATACCTTCAAGACCAAACGGGACAAATATTGTTTGATGAGCAGGGAAATGTGCTTCAACCTGAGAACTCAGAAATTGATTACGACAGACTTCAGGGCACTAAAAAAAGTATATATTTGAATCCTAATAGCAAGTACAATGGTATGTATGGTTGGGAAGTAAATGGCAATTGGTATTTTGACTACAGTTTTGGGGCAAGGTTCGGTCTTAATAACGAGACAGCAAACGCTAACCCTACGTTTAACATAGATAAGAAGGCAGGTGTTATTAATTTTAACTCAGATATGTATGACCAATCCGTAATACTTGAGTATATCTCAGATGGTATGGAGAACGGTAATGATGCAAACGTATCTGTAAACAAGCTATTTGAGTCGTATATATACGCATATATACGTTACGAGATACTTAACTCTAAGTTAGGTGTTCAGGAATACATAATAGCTCGTGCGAGAAAGGAAAGAGGTGCTCTGTTAAGAAACGCTAAAATAAGAATTAGTAACATACATCCGGGTAGATTGTTAATGAATCTACGTGGCATGGACAAGTGGCTTAAATAATATGGCAAATATTACAAGGAACTTTATCGCAGGTAGGATGAACAAGGTTGTTGACCAACGCCTTTTACCTAATGGAGAGTACATTGATGCTATGAACGTCAGGATGGGTTCTACAGAGAACGCTGAGATTGGCGTTATAGAGAACTCAAAAGGAAACCTACCACTTACTGCAATAGCTTATATAGATGGAACATCTCTTAGTGGGGATGCAAGGTGTATAGGTGCTTTGGAAGACAGTGCAAACGAGACTATATATTGGTTTATACATGATAAAAGTTTTATTGTAGGTGCTACGGGAAAGCTTGACATGATAGTTTCATTTAATGTCTACACAAACATACTAACGTATCACGTCATTAGTATAGACGATGGTGATGGTATAAATACTACATTAAATTTTAATGAAAAATATTTAATAACGGGTGTTGACCTTATAGAAAATCTTTTGTTTTTTACAGACGATTATAATGCACCAAGGTTTATAAACATAAAAAGAAACTATCCAAATCCTATCTTGGATGTAGACCAATTCTCAGCAGAGTCTTTACGTGTAGTAAAGCAGCCTCCAATTGAATCTCCTGCTATACAACCTATAGTTACGGGAGGTCAGGATAATTTTATGGAGACAAGGTACATCTGCTTTGCTTACAGGTACAGATACCAAGACAATCAGTACTCTGCAACGTCTCAGTTCTCTGCTCCTGCATTTATTCCAAAACCATTTGAATTTAGCGTCAACAGTTTTCTTAATGAAGGCATGGTTAACCTTGCTAATTCAACTATAGTAACCTACAACTCAGGAGGACCGCTTGTTGTTGGTATTGATTTGCTTTTTAAAGAAGCACAAAGCAATACGATAAGGGTTATTGAGAAGCTTGACAAGTCTGTCCTTGGTCTTTCTGACAACACCGAGTACACGTATACGTTTACTAACAGTAAGATATTTACAATACTATCTGAGTCGGAAATACTTAGGTTGTACGACAACGTTCCATTATTTGCTAAGTCTCAGACAATGATGGGCAACAGGCTTATGTATGGAAACTATGTTGAGGGATATGATTTAATTGATGAATTTGGTCAACCTGTAAGGTTTGAATACTCAGCAGATTTAATTACTGAATCTATTGATACTACGCAACTTGTTGACACTACCGGAAATGGCGATTACACTATTGATGGAGCCTATACAATAACTGATTCAATACTGTACTTTGATTTGACCGATAAGGAATTAATTGCAGGTTCTTCAATTAGTGCTGAGATAAGACTTACTCACGAGCAGTTTACAGGAGACACTCCTCCTCCTTCAGAATTGAGTGAAAATATTAATATTACATTTTCATTTATATTAAACAGAGACTATACTTCTGTTTACGACTTGGCTACAAGTGTTGAGTTCCAAGACGCTGTAGGTACTTCTGTAAATATAAATCCTGTATACCCTGCTACTCCGGGTGGTACTACACTAACTGACCAATTGAATGATGCCTTGCCAACAAACTTGGATGCATTGACAAAGTTTGCAAGTGGTATAGCTGCAGACAATGAACCCATTACTATCATAACAACTCCGGCAAGTCAACTTATAGGATTTCAGTTTATTGCTATGAGGTATGTAGACAATACAACTACTCCTACGTTTAATGTTTATGAATACTATGCAGTAGTATTTGCTGAGGTTACTTATCAAAAAATAAATTCTCCAAGAAGTCTTCATAGTAATCGGGGGTATGAGATTGGCATAGTGTATATGGATGAATTTAATAGAGCATCAACTGCTTTAGTTAGTCCTAATAATACTGTTTCTATACCTTGTGCCAACTCAAGTACAAAAAATTCTATACAGGTAACAATACCACCGGAACAAAGAGCTCCTTATTGGGCTAAGAGGTATAAGTTTGTTATTAAGCCTGACGAAGAAAATTATGAGACTATATACTGCAGCATATTCTTCAACGACCCATTGTCTAATGACGTATACTTTTTGCTTGAGGGAGAGAACGCAAGGAAGGTTGAGCAAGGAGATAGGCTTATTGTAAAGGCTGACACGGGAGGTGCTACAACAACTTGTGTTTATGCTACCGTCCTTGAGAAAGAATCTAAGGCAGAAGGCTTTATAACTATACCAAGTGAACTTGACCCTTTGGTAAACATAACCGTTCCATCGGGGGTATACATGAAAATGAATCCAAGCAACTTTGCTGTTGTTCAAGATGAATTAGCTATAATCGCTCCGGGCACAGTTCAAGTTGACGAAAATACTCCAAATGAATTTCCTATTCTTAATTATAATATGAATTTATATAGAGGTGCCGGATACGACCCTCTTAATCCAACATGGGAATATAGTGACTACGATGTTCCTGCAGGAAGTAGAATTAAAATTAATTTTAAGTTTCAAAGACTTGGTACAGGTGATGGCAACAATGCCTGTGAAAAAAGAATATATACATTAGAAAAAACATTAATATCTTCTTCTTCTTATGCAGACATGAATGATTGGTGGGACGGAGAGAATATTGCAAATGTAATCACAGAAGGTGTTTCAAGCGTAGGTGCAGGTGGCGGAGTTATAGAAAATGAATATATAGATACATTGGCTTCTTCAAACGTAGATATACCAACTGCTATAGACACAAATTATTATAGGTTTTATCGTGATTTATCCACTAATCAGTTGATTTTAATTCTTAGTGGTACAGTAAGGTGTGGAGGTGTTGCATCTGCATCAAAAAGAAGGTCTACTATTATTGCTAATGTTGAAGTGTTTAGGGCTGAGACAACATTGATATTTGAAACAGAACCACAAGACGCTTTGCCTGACATATTCTTTGAAAACGACTTATCTTTTTCAATTGATGCCAATGGTGACCATAGTGGTAATGTACAAGACCAAATTATATCATCAGGTCAGTCTGCTATTGTAGACACAGACTTCTTTAACTGTTTTTCTTTTGGTAATGGTGCTGAAAGTTATAAGATAAGAGACTCAATTATAGGCAAAACGTTTAATCTTGGTAACAGGGTTACGTCTGTTTCTGCCGAAAGCTATAGAGAGGTAGATAGATTTGCTGATATTACATATAGTGGTGTGTATAATACCGAGTCAAACGTAAATAAACTTAATGAATTTAACTTAGGGTTATTAAACTTTAAGCCACTTGAGCAGTCGTTTGGTCCTATCTATAAAATGGACGGCAGGGAGACAGACATCCTTACTCTTCAAGAAGATAAAATATCTTACGTGCTTACAGGCAAAAACTTGTTGTCTGATTCTACGGGAGGCGGTGTTGTTGCTTCTGTTCCTGAGGTTTTGGGTACACAGATTGCAAGAGTAGAAAAGTATGGTATTAGTTTTAATCCTGAGAGTTATGTTCAGTGGGGATATGACAGGTACTTTACTGACGTTAAACGTGGTGCAGTTATACAAATGAAAGGCAACTCATATAGCAATGACCAACTTAGGGTAATATCTGAAAGTGGTATGAGGACTTGGTTTAGGGATGAGTTTATTGAATCATTCAATACACAAAAACTTGGTGGATTTGACCCGTATTTAAATGAATATGTATTAAGTATAAATGACCAACCTCTACCATTAATAGACCAATGTGTTGAATGTGGAATATCTCAGACGGCAACAATAGCTGCAGGAAATTCTCTTGAATATTGTGTAAACGTTGGCAATACAGTAGGTGATGTTGATATTAATTATGAAGTTCCCGTTTTGTCAACAGGTGATTTTATTGTTAATGGTACTTATAATGGTGTTACGATAAGTTCGGGTGTTGTTAATAGTTCAGGATTTATTACAATAAATAAAAACTTAAATACTGTTGACTACGTAGACATACAGGTAGTAGCTACAGATGATATAACAATAACAATAATTGCAGACTGCCCACTTTCAGACGAACTTACAATAGTTGAGGTTTGTGTTACAAGTAGTGTTGATTCGGGTCAGTTTATACATAATGAGTACAGGTATACTAATGGAACATTTGTCTCTCCTCTTCAATCTAACTTAGTTACGTTTTCTTCGGGTACAATCAATCCTATTGTATCAAGATACAATGCTGTTTCAGGTTATCCGGGGTCAGGTGGATTTCCTCCTGCAGGTAGCACGATGAGGCTTGCTTCCAACAAAATAGGATTTGATGATTTTGTATTTGATGCACTTCAAGATAGGTTCTTGTACTATAGAAGCAATACATTATATGGAAACACGCCTTCTGAAATATTAGACCTATTGGCTGCGGCATCTTTGGCAACGCCAATAGCAGGGGGGTCCCCATATTTTTATGCAGATTTCATTGTACCTTCGGTGGGTCAATATCTTTACATAATATGGGACTATAGGAATGTTCTTGCTATTGAATTGTGTTACTCTGATATTGATGAATCCGATGCGTGTTGTGGATGTGCACCAACAGGAGACCCATTAGTTTTATGTTATTCTAATGTTGATGATTTTGATGCGTGTTGTGGATGTTAATAATGTTATTAATAAAAAAATATAAAAATGGCTATTAGTTCAACATTTTATTTAGACTCACCATCGCTTTCTACAGCTACGGCTATATATAGTGATATATACTTGACAACACTTGCTCTTGATGGATTCTACTCTGAAGGCACAATAGTAAGGGAACAGTTGTTGGGCGTTCTTTTACCACAGGTAGTCTGTCCTTCATGCGGTTCTTCTGATGCAACATTTGACGGAGACTTTATTTTATGTGTACAGGCAGGAGCTACCAAAAATTTTAGGGCACAGGACGGAAGTATTACTCCGGGGCACTTTACAACAACAGGCACTATAACACAACCCAATTGTAGTGGTAGTGTTCCTGTTAGTGGTACTTTAACGTCAACACAAGGACCTTTAATAATATTAGTTCCATCTGTACCTGTTGGTAACACGGCTGTAATTGTTGCACAGGCTATTGCGGCTACCAATGCTGTAACCACAACAGCAGTGGTAGGCAGTGTTTTACGAATTATAATAACACCAAACAGTTACCCTTCAACTTGTACGTTAAGTGGAACACTAACCGTTACGTATCCATAATTAATAATAAATGGCTTATACATTAACATATAGCGAAGCAGCACAAGGATTTCCTTCCTTTTATTCTTATTATCCTGATTGGATGATAGGAATGAACAACTACTTCTATACGTTTAAGGGTGGTGACTTGTATAGGCACAACGTAAATCCTTTAAGGAATACCTTTTATGAGGATTATTTTATAAAGATTGGGCAGCCAAATGAGGCTTTTCATTCTACTATAATTAAGTCTGTATTTAATGACGCTCCACTTGAGAATAAGTTATTTAAAACAATAAACATAGAAGGCGATGCTCCTTGGGGTGCTGAATTAATAACGGATATACAAACATCGGGATATATTGATTCAAGTTGGTTTGAGAAAAAAGAGGGGTCTTGGTTTGCTTTTGTTAGAAACGAGGGTACTGTTCCTGCGTCTGCTGAACAGTATGCGTTAAGGTCATTGAATGGTATAGGAAGAAGTATAACAATTACGGGTCCTTCAAATGCCTTAGAGGTTTCTTATCAAATATCTCCTGAGCCTGTATATATTGGAAGTATTGTGAGTATAGGAGACTATCTATACTACTCACTTCCTCCGAGTTACTCTTCGCCTGTATTATTTGGTGAAATAACAAACATTGTCGTAGATTATCCTGCAGGAGATAATTACCTTGTTGTAGATTCAACAATTTTGGGAGGTAGTGTACCTGCTATAGGAACACCATATACTTTATATATCAAGAACTCAGTGGCTGAATCTCATGGGGTATTGGGTCACTACTGTGAATTTACCCTTGAAAATTTGTATTCAAGCAAAATTGAGTTATTTGCTGTAGAATCAAGTGTAATGAAAAGTTATCCTTAATTTTTTAATATCTTTGTAGAGAATGGAGCTTAATGTACGACCGTTGAACGAAAGTGATTATGATGCCATTTTAAAAGGATGGTGGACCGATTGGGGGTGGGAGCCTCCGCAAAAAGACTTCCTACCTGATGATGGCAAGGGTGGTATAATTGTGATGAAAGGGGATGTGCCTGTATGTGCAGGATTTATATATACCTCCAATTCAAAGGTGGCTTGGGTTGATTGGATAGTATCCAACAAACAGTATAGGGATGATGACAGGAAAGAGGCTATATCATTGTTGGTTGATACGTTGACCAATATATGTAAAAATACGGGGCATAAGTATAGTTATGCTCTAATTAAACACCAAAGCCTTATAGAAACCTATGAAAAATTAGGCTACATAAAAGGTGATAATTATACAAGTGAAATGATTAAAGTATTATAATATGGCAGCATTTACAACAATAGCAGCAGGAGTAGGTTTAGCAGCAACAGCAGGGTCTACAGGTATGTCTTTTATGCAAGCATCAAAGCAAAATAAACTTAAAAGACAGGCAGAAGAAGAAGCAGCTAAAGCTATGGCTGAAGCAAGAAAAAAACTTGATGTAAACTTCTATGACCAATTGGCTATCCAAAAAGAACCATACGAACTTGCAAGAGAAGCAGCTCTTGTTCAAGGTGCAGAGGCATTACAAGCAGGTGTAGAAGGAGAGCAAAGGGGAGCAGGTGCTGTAGCAGGTCGTATACAAATGGCACAAAACGAACAGCAAGGAAACATTCGTTCAGCAATGGGTCAAGAACTTTCAAATCTTGAGAAGTTGTCTGCAGCAGAAGAAAGTAGATTAAGAGATACGGGAGTAAATCTTGACCTTGCTGAGGTAACGGGTGCTCAACTTGCAGCAAGAGATGCACAGCAAGCGTCTACCTTAGCTACACAACAGGGTATGCAAGGAATTACAAGCATGGGTCAACAAGTTGCAGCATTAGCTCCATTGTATTCAAAAGATATTAGTGGAATGAAAAAGGCTGTTGGAGGAATGAATTTTACAACTGAAGACTTTACAAAGTTTGGTAACGTAGCAGAATCGGGTGGATTGGGTGCAGCAGGAACAGGAGGTACTACCAATTTAGATTTTGATGCTATAAGACAAATGAATAATTATCAGTTTACACAATTTGCAAAAAGTTTAACTCCTCAGCAAAGTCAAATGTTATTTACGAATAAACAATATACTGATGCGTTAAATCCATTTAACCCATTTAGATAAAAAAAATAAACAATGGCAGGAACGTATTATAAATATGCAGAACGGCAAGCAGAAGACCAAGTAAATTGGTTTCAAGTCGGTAAGGATATTACCGATATGCTTAAGAAGGAAAATGATACCCGTGAGGCAAAGAAGAAAGCTATTGATGATGCATCAAGTCAATTTGGTCAAGAGTTAGCAAATGCTCCTCAAGGTAATGCAGATGATGTAAACAGATGGACTACCAACTATGCAGGAGATATGCAAGAGTATAGGCTAATGACTGATAAGCTTTTAAAGTCAGGTCAATTAAAGGTAAAAGACTATTCTCTTATTCGCCAAAATAGTACAGACGGAACTAAGAATTTATTCAATCTTTCTAAAGAATACCAAGCAGAGTTTGATTTAAAAATGAAAAGAAGAGCAGAAGACATATCTTCTGCAGCAGAACCTCAGTTTATGGCTATGGTTGAGGGATTTGCAAATCTTGGGAATACAAAAGCATTGATAGACCCTCCATCAGGGGCTATTAGTGTTGGTAAATTAACAACAGGTCCTGATGGTGTAAAAGTTCTTGCAGAAGGCAATGACAATTATATGACGGTAAATCAATTGCGTCAACGTATAAAACAAAACATTGACAAGTATAAACTTAATGATTCTCTTAATGGAGAAGTTAAGTTGATGGGTAATGTAGTTGAAGAAGCAGTAAGTAAAACAGGTAGTTCTACTGAGACAGGGTTTCTTACAAAAATAACAGACCAAACACTTAGAAAAGGATTGCCTCAAGAAGGTCAACAAGCTGTTGATGCTTATATTAATCTTGAGAATAAAATAGTTGAGGCTCAATTGTCTAATCCACAACATACCTCTTCTGTATTGTTTGATTGGGCAGGAGGAATTGACCCAAAAACAAATACACCGTATCAAGTAACTACTGATGATAAGTTAGCAGCAAAGAGTTCTCATTATATTCTATGGAGTCATAAAAACGGTATATTTCAACCCGACTTTGAATCTACTGCAAATGGAAAGGAGCAGTATAAGGAAGCTGAAAAATATGTAAAGACTAAATTGCGTGGTATGCTTGAGCAGAAGACTGAACAACAAGCGTTTCAACAACCACGTAAAGAGTATACTCCTGAATATGTACTTGATAGAGGGGACAAGAAAAAAGAGCAAAGAGACCAAGGAAATATAATTGCTAAATTGTATAGCGGTACTCCTGCAGAGCAACAATCTGCTGTTACATATTTCATGGGATTACCGGGAGTTAGAAGCGTAACAAGGAATGATGATGGTGTTACTATTACAAGAACTGATGGCACAACTAAACCTATACCATTTATAAATAAAGCAACAGGAGAGTATATGACTCAGGATGATTTTGTTCGTTCTGCATCAAGTGGATTACTTGGAGAAAAAACAGACGTTACAGAAATACTTAAAGGTGCTATAGGTACAGGTTCTAAAACATTCCAAAAGGGTACAGCAGAAGCAGCAGCAGAATCAAATAACCCTAATGAGATGTACGCAAATTATATATCAAGTAGTTTGCCTGAAATACCAAAAAATGAAACAAAGGCGGTGGCAGCACTATCTCCTATATTAAACAAAATTGGATTTACTATAGAAGAAGCTGTTCCGTTTAGCGATTATATTGTAATAAAAAATAAAGATGGTTTAGCCTCTTCTGAAATTCAATTGTCAGACCCTAAAGCAGCAGAAACAATACAAAGTTTCTTACTTGGAAATGTTTCGGGAGAAAAAGAAGAAGATAGGATTATGTTCCTAAGTGGGTTAGCTAAGAAAGGGGTGTTTAATGTACCAAAAAAGGGTAATCCACAACCTAATCCACCTAAAGAAATTCAAAAAAGAATTGGTCAATATTAATGATTAACTTTACTTTAAGATGAATGAACAAGCAATATTAGACTCGTATAATCTATTTGTACAGAATGGATATAAGAAGTCAATAGATGAATTTAAGAAACTTATTTCATCAAATCCTCAAGCCTTAGACGATTCATTTAATCTATTTGTGCAGAATGGATACACAAAATCCATTAAAGATTATAGTTCATTAATGGGATTGACTCAGGCTACTGAACTTCAACCTGTTAAAAAAAAAGAACAAGAAAGCCTACCAACAGAAGATATGGTATCTCCCTTGGAAGGTGGTTCATTGGAGTCACAAAAGACTGAAGACTTTTTATTTAAGCCTCAGTACGGAGAACCTAAACCTGCTATAGACCAACCCGTACCTGAAGAGCCAACTGAGACAGTTGCAGTTGGTCCAATGGGCATAACGGGATTGCAAAGAACAGCAGAATACAAACCTAAGCAGCCCGAACCAATTAAACCTGTTGTTGCTAAAAAAATAATAGACGAGACTCCAAAAGAAACGCCATACTACACAGGTAAGCTTGGTGTTGCATTACAAGCAATAAATACATTTTCTCCATTTGGAGTGGGTGAATTTATTGACGACATGGGTAGGGCTATGGACGCAGGTAGCAGACAAGGTGCTGTTGTTACCCCTTCAAATGAATTAATGATAAGTGGTAAGTATGCTTCTCCCGAAACAATACAAAAATTTATT